GCAACATTCAAGATGCCGGATGAGTTTCTCATGAAGCTCTCCCGCCTTGGTGCGAAAACGGATGAAATCATTCCCCGCATCCTGAAAGCCGGTGGGGAGGTTGTCGGCGCAAAGGTAAGAAGCAATCTCCAAAGCGTCATTGGCAAAGGCACGAAAGAAGACAGTCGGTCTACCGGGGAGCTACTCTCAGCCCTAGGTGTCTCTTCTGCAAAACAGGACAAGGACGGTAATTACAACGTCAAGGTCGGCTTTTCCGAACCGCGCCAGAGCGGGAAAAGCAACGCCCTGATCGCGGGTGTTTTGGAATACGGCAAGCACGGCCAGCCGCCAAAGCCGTTCTTGAAACCCGCAAAAACAGCCAGTAAGAAGGCTTGTATGGACGCAATGATCTCGGTCTTTGAAAAGGAGGTCCAGAAAATATGAGCCTCCTTAGTGAACTGAGTACCATCCTCGCATCGCTCGTCCCGGTGGAAACGGGTGTCTTTTCTGAGCCTGCACCCGACCGCTACGCGGTGATCACGCCGCTGGTCGATACATTCGATCTATACACCGACGATAAGCCTCGGCATGAAACACAAGCAGCCAGGATTTCCCTATTCGACAAGGGGAATTACCTGGCGCTGAAAAACAAAATAGTCCGCAACCTGCTTGATGCGGATTTTGTAATACCCGAACGCCGGTACATCGGACACGAGGATGACACCGGCTACCACCACTTCGCTATCGATGTGGCTAAGACCTACGAATTGGAGGAATAACCCATGGCAACAATCGGCTTAGACAAACTCTACTACGCCAAAATCACGGAAGACATCAGCGGGAATGAATCCTATGGCACGCCCTTACCGCTTGCGAAAGCGATGAAAGCGGACTTGTCCGTGGAGCTTGCAGAAGCGACCCTTTACGCCGACGATGGCCCGGCAGAGATCGTGAAGGAGTTCAAAAACGGGACGCTTTCCCTCGGCATTGACGATATCGGTGTGACAGCCGCCGAGGACCTGACCGGGGCCAAGCTTGACGACAACCATGTCGTGGTTTCCGGCAGTGAGGACGGCGGCGCCCCGGTTGCGGTTGGCTTCAGGGCGAAAAAGGCTAACGGCAAATACCGATATTTCTGGCTTTACCGAGTGGTTTTCGGTGTCCCGGCAACCAACCTCGCCACCAAGGGCGACAGCATCACGTTCTCCACCCCGACCATTGAAGGCACCGTGGTGCGCAGAAACAAGGTCGATGGCAACGGCAAGCACCCCTGGAAATCCGAGGTCAATGAGGATGATGCGAGTGTTCCAGCTTCCGTGATCACCGGTTGGTATACAGAAGTTTATGAACCGGTATTCGCGGTAACACCGTAATAAAGGGGTGAACAGATGGATAACGAACGAGGCTCAAGCATAGTAATCGGTGGTCAGGAATACGAAATGCTTTTGACCACCAAAGCAACGAAGGAGATCGCCAAGCGTTATGGCGGTCTTTCTAATTTGGGCGAGAAGCTCATGAAGACGGAGAACTTTGAGCTGGCGCTGGACGAGGTGGTGTGGCTGATCACCCTGCTCGCCAACCAGTCGGTACTGATCCACAACTTGCAAAACCCAGACCAAAAACGTGACCTGCTGTCGGAGGATACGGTTGAGCTCTTGACCTCTCCGTTCGAGCTCGCGGCTTACAAAAACGTCATTATGGAGGCCATGTATAAGGGCACGAAACGAAACGTGGCGAGTGAGGAAGAACCCTCAAAAAACGCACCGGTCGGGTGAGCGACGAGGAGTTGTTTGCCCGACTGATTTTTTATGGCGTCTCCCTCCTCCACCGCTCTGAGCAGGAAGTTTGGCTGATGCCGATCGGCCACCTGCTCGACCAGTGGGAGGTTTTCAAACAGTTCCATGGCCTGTCGAAGGTCAGGCGTGAGTATTTCATCGACGAGATCATACCAAACGGCATCTAGGGTGGAGGTGGGAGCATGGCGGATAATTTCGGACTTAAGATCGGTGTGGAGGGCGAAAAAGAGTTTAAACAAGCCCTTGCCGAGATCAATCAGTCGTTCAAGGTGCTCGGCTCTGAGATGAAGCTCGTCGAGTCCGAGTTTGGTAAAAATGAAAAGAGCGTCCAGTCCCTCACCGCCAAGAATGAAGTGCTCACCAAGCAGATCGACGCCCAAAAAGACAAGATTGAAACCCTGCGCAAAGCGCTGCAGAACGCTTCCGACTCGTTTGGCGAAAACGATCGGCGGACACAATCCTGGGTCGTGCAGCTGAATCATGCCAAGGCCGAACTAAACTCAATGGAACGGGAACTGGATCAGTCAGCAGATCGTGCGGACGAATTCGGTACTGAACTGAAAAAAGCTGGCGCTGATGCGGAGCATTCTGGCGGGAAGTTTGAAAAGCTGGGAGGCGTTCTCAAGGGGGTCGGAGCGGCACTCGGTGCGGCCACGATTGCGGCGGGCGCTGCCGCATTCAAGCTGGGCAAAGCGGTCATTGAGCAATTCGGTGAATTGGAGCAGAACCTGGGTGGCTCAGAAGCGGTCTTTGGCAAGCACGCCGAGTCCATTCAAAAGACGGGTGAGGAGGCTTATAAAAACCTGGGGCTCTCCCAAAGCGATTACCTGGCGACCGCCAATAAGATGGGCGCGCTGTTTCAAGGCTCCGGTCTCGAACAGCAACAATCGCTGGAGCTGACTGAGAAAGCCATGCAACGCGCCGCGGACATGGCATCTGTAATGGGGATCGATATGTCGATGGCGATGGATGCGGTCGCCGGGGCAGCAAAAGGCAACTTCACCATGATGGATAACCTGGGCGTTGCGATGAACGCCACCAACATCGAAGCGTATGCCCTTGCTAAAGGCTTGAATTTTACCTGGAAGAGTGCAACCCAAGCAGAAAAAGCCGAAGTCGCCATGCAGATGTTCTTTGAAAACACCCAGCAGTATGCCGGGAACTTCGCAAAGGAATCTACGCAAACCATTTCTGGCTCGCTCGGGTTATTGCATGCGGCGCTCGGATCTTTTACCGCAGGTCTGGGTAACGCCAACGCGGACATGACCAATCTGACGGAAAATCTCGTCGATGCTTTTCAGGCGGTCGTTAAAAACATTGTGCCCGTGATCGAGAATATTGTGGCCGCCCTACCGATGGCAATGGATGCCATTTTATCGGCGATCGGTGATTTGCTGCCGACGCTGCTTGAAACGGTCACAACCCTGTTCACCCAGGTGCTCAGTACCATCCTCACGCTGATACCGGAACTGATCCCTGCCGCGGTTGCTGCCATTTTGACGATTGCCGGCGCGCTCATCGACCAGCTTCCTCTTCTGATTGACGCGGCCGTGCAGCTGGTAACCGCACTCGTTGAAGGAATCGGCTTAGCGCTGCCGGAACTGATCCCTGCCATCGTCGAGGCAATCATTCTAATTGCTCAGGTGCTTCTCGATAACATGGACAAAATCCTCGGCGCGGCGTTCGCCATCATTCAAGGTTTGGCAGAAGGACTCCTGAACGCGCTGCCCCGGCTGATGGAGACACTGCCGCAGATCATCACATCGATCGTCCAATTCATTACCAGCAACCTCCCAGCCATCCTCGAGATGGGAATCCAGCTGATCGTCCAGCTAACGATCGGATTGATTCAGGCGATCCCCCAGCTCATAGCTGCGCTACCTCAGATCATCGCGGCCATCGACTTTGGCCTGGGCAATGCCGTCGGCTCGGTCTTTGAAATCGGAAAGAACATTATCGTCGGGCTCTGGGAAGGCATCCTATCCATGGGCAGTTGGCTTAGCGAGAATATCGGCGGCTTCTTTTCCGGGATCGTGGACGGCGCCAAAAATCTCCTGGGCATCCACTCCCCTTCAACCGTCTTTGCCGGGATTGGTACCAACATGGGACTGGGGATCGGAATGGGCTTTACCGATGCGATGAAATCAGTTGAAGAGGATATGAAAAAGGCGATTCCCACCCAGTTTGACGGACTAAATATCGATGTCGACGCGGCCAGCAGGGCTATACCAAACTCAACCGGGTCGGGCGCTGAAAAGCAGACCGGGAATGCGGTCACTAATTTCGAAATAGTCATCAATAATCCAAAGCCGGAGCTAGCTTCAGAGAGTGTGCGCACGACCTTGCTGAAGCATTCCTACGGTTTGGTGTAGGAGGTAAATCGGATTGGCTGAAAGTTGGACGTTTAACGGACTCGCGCTGACCGCACGGGGAAAGCGGGCGGTTGAGGAGGTCATCGAGGGGGTTGGCATCCCTAAATACAGAGGCTCTGACCTGCAGGTGCCGTTTCAGCATGGCAGTCGCTGGATCAAGAAACGATTTGACAGCAGAAAAGTCGTCCTCTCCATGTGGATCAAAGGAAAGGACCGAGCAGACCTGGACGACGCCATCGATGCTTTCTTGCAGGCGATCGGCAAACCGGGGCTTCACCCACTGGTACGAACGCTGCGGACTGGCGAAACCAGACAGGCGCAAGCCGAGCTTTGCTCAGAGATTCATTTTGTCAGAAAGAATCCCGGGTACGCCAAATTCGCTTTGGAACTAGAATTGGCCGACCCCTTCTTTTATGGAACGGAAAAAGATACCGCCACCAAGATGGTTACTTCCTCACCCTTTGCATGGACGCATGTCAATGAAGGCTCTGCGCCAATCACAGCAATGGTGATCACTTTGGAAGGGCCGCTCAGCAACCCGCTGATCAGGAATCAGAACAACAGTGTCTGGATTCAGTACCTTGGAGCCATAGCCAGCGGAGAAACGGTGGTTATAGATACCAAATATTTCACCTGCCTGAAAGGCAATACGAATGCGATCTCGATCATCAAGCATGGCGGGGACTCCTACTGGATGATCCTCGAAGCAGGGGGCAACAGCATGGAACTGGAAACAGATACGATTGGCGGCAGGGTTACCTTTGAGTACTACCCCGCCTTTTATTGAGGAGGTGATTTAGATGCCCTACCCCACCGTGCCCGGACGCAGGTTCGAATACGACATCGGCGGCGGGTCTGTCTACACTGGCAATGATGTAGGCGACATCACGACGATCCTGTCGCAGGAACTAACCAGTAAGCTGAATAGTGAAAACAACTCGGCCGCCGTTTTGGCTGGCGAAACCGTTAACACAAAGACACTTAAAACGGTCTGGTTGTTTCTGCCGGAGAAGGTCCTAGTAGCCGGGCTTGGCATGGTGCATAGCCTAACCAACCGCAGCACCGCTGATGGCGAAGTTATAGTTGCCGGTAGCCCAGACAGTACCAACGGGTTAGATGGAACTTGGCTCGATGCGGTTCTACCGAGCGGCGCAATACCGCCTCTCATGATGGATGATGATGTGTGGCGGGACAGTATTCAGCCCTGTACCTTTTCGGAACCCGTGAAGGTGCTAAGGCTTCGGTACCAGGCCAATGCAAGCGGCGGGAGCACCTCCTATCTTAGGCTGTACGCTTTGCATATTTATGGCATTAAGGCAGTTGGAGAAATCCCGGATGACATTTTGTTCTTGGACGATGATTCACCTGGCGACCCAGAATTCATCCGAGACCTGGACTGGGGTGACCGGCAGGAGGGCACCACGATTATGAAGCGGATCAAGCTATTCAATAGCAGCACGACCAAGATTGCGCACAACCTGTCGCTATCGCTGATTGATACGGATTTTCTATTCAGTATGGATGAAGGGATCACGTGGATTACCGAAGCAACGATTACGTCCTTGTCGCCGCAGGGGATGAGCGCAAGCCTGATCGTCAAAAATACAATCCCGCCGCCGACACAGCTGCTTGGGCCAAGAGCGCCAAGATTTGAAGTGTTGATCGGCAGCTGGTCATAGGAGGTGGCATAAATGGCTTACCCCACTGTTCCCGGAAGGAAATTTGCTTTTGATGTGGGCGGCGGTTCTGTCTACAGAGGCACGTCTAACTTAAGCTTGGCATCCGCCTTGAATTCGGATGAGATGTCCAAACTAAATGGCATCAGCAATACCACCTATGCTGTCTATCAACCGCATGCCACTAACTATGGGGTTAAGCTGGTGCTGTGGGTGTTCTTCCCACATAAATTGAACGTTTCCGGCTTAGGGATGCTGCATGCTCAAGCCTATGCCGGTCAGTTTCCGCCCGTAAACAGTCTGCAAGCCATCACGGTTTATGGCAGTGCCAACACGACCAATGGCATAGACGGCACCTGGTTAGCGGCGAGCCTGCCTAACGGGAGCATCCCGACAAGACTGATGGGTGATGATGATTGGCGAGACCAGATCCAGCCGTGTACGTTCTCCGAATCCATCCGCTGCTTGCGGATCGAATATGCCACAACCGGCTCCTACATGGGTGTGGTCGTGTATGCCCTGCATGTCTATGGCATGAAAGCAGCGGGCGAAGTAGTGAATGACATCCTGTTCCTGGACGATGATGCAAGCGGCGATCCTGAATTCTTGCGCGACCTTGATTTCGGGGATAGGCCGGAAGGAACGACGACAACGCACCGGATTAAACTCTTTTGCAGCAGTCCGACCCTGACCGCGAACAATATAACGCTGTCTTTATTGGACCAGGACTTCCTGTTCAGTATGGACGAGGGCGTTTCTTGGGTGACTGGCGCAACGATTACCTCGCTCGCGCCAGGAACAGCAAGCACAAGCATCATTATCAAAAACACGGTCCCGCCGCCCACACAGATGCTCGGGCCACGGTCACCGAGAATTGAGGTTCAGATAGGAAGCTGGTCGTAGGAGGTGAAAGTATGCCAGATAGAATCAGGTTGGTCGCACCGCAAGACCTAGCGATCACGAGCAGCTTAGCCTTGACCGCAAAATGGATCCGAACCTATGAGGAGCTTATCAAGGCCGACTTCAATGCAGCGGGTGTGTTCTCCCAGGTCGTGACAAGAGAAGTTTTGATCAACCAGGTACCGACCTTCATCGGTCTGCAGCTGGATGAAGACCCGAGCACAACCCCGAAAGGGTACACGAATGGCCCGGACGTCGTTCCGCTGATGACAGCAGCAACGACCCAGGGCGTAACGGTCAGCGATAGTGGCAATCTTGGCCCCGGCTATGAGGGCTTTCGCGCGTTTGATAACGCCTCGAACAGCAGATGGGGCGTGGGCTCGCCAGCGGGGATCCTGACGGTTGGCCTTGCATCGGTAAAGAAGATTTCTGGATACACGATCCGGGCAAGAAACGATACCTACCTGATCGATAGCCCGAAAGACTGGACGTTCGAAGGCAGTCTTAATGGGGTGGATTGGACGGTTCTCGATACCCGGACAGGTCAGATTTCATGGGCCATGAACGAACAAAGGACCTTCACTATCGCTTATGCCAGTGTCGCTTCGTACAGTTACTACCGACTGAATATCACGGCTAATCAGAGCGGGACAAACGTATCATTTTCGGAGATGGAACTGCTCGAGGGCATCGGCTACGATTTTGATTACTTTCCGACCGGGAGCAGGGTCATTGGCCCATTCGCACTCAGCGGCATGGCCTATGGTGACGAGATACTGTCGTGGGCGCTCGGCGATATGCCAGCCGGAACGAGTGTCGAGATCGGCTGTGCTTTGACCAGTGATTTAAGCCCTCCTGTTTCCTACACGCTCGCAACGAACGGCGCCCCCTGTCCGGTTATCGCCGAAAATGATGATATGACCGGGAAGTATCTCTGGGTCAAGCAGGTTCTAAACACATCCGATAGTACGAAAACACCTTCACTGATGGCGATGGAAGTGCAACTTGTTCTGGGTGCGGTTGCGAGCATGACCATTGAAATCGACCGTACGGCGCAGTTCACGGGTCTGCAGCACAGGTCGACCACCGTTTCAGCCTTGCCGTGTGGTGCCCCGACCACGTTCTTCCCGCAGGACGTGGTCGATGGGTTTCTTTGCTGGAGGGCCAGGGCGGAGTCTTCTTCGCTCGGCATCAATACTGGCTGGAGTCAGATCAACACGTTCAACTTGACCGGCGGGCCCTTCCCTTTGCCCCGATACCTGTCGCTAATAGAGAACGTTTCTTTTGGGAAAACCCTGGCGGCAAGAACGCTGGACTTAAAAGAGAACAGGGCGTTTGGGAAACCCAGAGACAAGCGCGTTTTGTACAACGTATTCAATCGTGCGTTTGGCAAACTAAGAGCAGCACGAGCCTTGTACCATCCGCTGAACATTACAGATGACCCTCCCTTCCCGTGGATTTCGTCGATTTCCGTTACCAGAGGCGAACCCGGAGCGATCCTGACCGTGACCGGCAGCGGCTTTGGCTACACGCATTCGTCGGTAGACCTCAGCAATGTGAACCGTTTCCTTAGAAGCTACGGGGGCTTTGTCTATATAGGCACCAAGCTTTGTAGCGTGCTGGAATGGACTTGGGAGAAGCTTGTGGTTCAGCTGCCGATGGATGCGGAAACGGGCAGCATCAAGGTGCAGCTCACCGCACCGACCGTCCAAAGCAGCAACCTGGTCGGCTTTGAAATTTACGAAGGGGTTCCGGCAGATGACATCGGTATCGAGTTGTTCGTCTGTGACAAGGCCAACCCGAACCTTGTAGTGCGTCAGCTCGACGGCGCGTTCAACAAGTCGTTCCAGATGCTCCAGAACAAACCCGGCAGCGGCAGCTTCAGCATCAGTCGAAATGATGCAATCGGCGGGGACAGTACTTTCCTTGCGGATGACAACTTGATTCTTGTTAAGCTGGATGGCAATCCGCTATTTAAGTGGGTCATAGAATCAAGAAAACCGAACTACGTCGACAACGATGAAAAGCAAATCATCGAGGTCAGCGGCCGAGGGGTTCTGAATATCCTGAGCAGGTCGGTTGTGTACCCGGAAAACATGGCTGCGCCTGAGCTGGACAGAGCGTTCAACGGAACAGCCAGCAAGGTCTTGCGGACCTTGATCCTGGAAGCACAAAACCGTGGCGGGCTTTTGGGGGTCACGCTGGACTGGCAAGATGACATGGACAGTCTGGGGAATGTGTTTACAGAAGATGTGAACCTGGCATTCCATGTCGGTACTCCGCTCAGCGAGGTCGTGTCCAAATTTACCGATGGGCTCGGCTACTTTGATATAGAAATGACTCCGGGCCTTGTGCTCAAGATTTATAAGTCAAGGGGTTTGGACTTGACTGACAAGGTCGTCTACAGACCAGGCCAGGCAATCCTCAGCCACCAGAACCAGAGCGATGCAACGCACCTGGTCAATGAAGTGCTGGTAGAAGGCGGCAACAAGCTGCTATCGATCGCGTCAAACTCTGTCAGCCAGGCTACGTATGGACGAAGAGAGGGTTATTTATCTGCCAGCAATGTCCAGTCCGGGCTTAGCGAATATGGCCAGGTCTACCTGAGCAGAGCCGCTTTCCCGACATGGGGGATCCAAGGGACGGTGACGAAATTCTACGACAATAGGGGGAACAGGCTGAAACCTTTTGAATCCTACTTGATTGGTGACTGGATCAGCTGGAAGATCGCACCGGAAGGGACAGACGATACCGGGTTTGACGGCAAGGTAAGAGTGCGCGGGGTCACGGTCAGCGAGGACGATGAGAACAGCGCCCTCCAGTACACGTTGGAACTAAACAATATGATGCTTGAACATGAGATAAAGCTGAACCAGAAGGTTGAGCGGATGTCGCAATTCAGCGGGTCGGATGTGCTTTCTGTGCCGCCATCCAGCAGCGGCACGTACTCTGAATCGGAGATCAATGCCGTTCTTGCCACCAAGGCAAGCACGAACCATTTGCATACCGAGGTGTACTCCGAAACCGATCATGTTCACGACTTTCTTGAATTGACGGACACGCCAGACAGTTATTTGGGGCAAGGGACCAAAGTCGTGGCGGTCAAAGCGGACGACAGCGGTCTTGAATTCATTACGGTTGCGGACGGCGGAAGTGCGGGTAGTGCCGTAGACTACTATGTCGTGTTTGCCGACGACCAGACCGTTTCGTCACGAACGGAACGCGGGGTCTGTGTCAAATTCAAAGCGTTGGCGACGGCTAAAGTTAAAGGGGTCTATTTCCTGACAGATTGGACAAATGGCGTCGTTTTTACCTGTAAACTCTGGAGCAGCTCGAATGTTGTGCTTTCGTCTAAGACACTGATCGGCGACGGTTCATTAGCTACAAGGAAGGCCATTCTCTTTGATACGCCCTACACCATGACCGCCCTCAGTGAGTATTTCATTTCCATGGAAATCCCAACAGGGAGTATCAAAAAGTACTACGGAACGGCAATCCAAACGGCATTTGCCACGCTGAAACAAAGCTATGCGGGTGTGCCGTTAGAAACCTTGACCACTGTGTCAGGCGTTTATGTTCAAACCGTTATCCTGGAAATTTAAGTATCAAGAGGCGGAGTAAAACCGGAGACTTGTGGCGAAAAAAGGCAAGACGACAAGAGAGGACTTGTCATTTACCAGTGTAGAGAGCAGCCAAGAGGCTGCTTTTTTTTACGAAGCGGGAGGAGCCCCGGCATGGAGCCGATGCGGGGATCTTCTCTTTTCTATCGAGTGAGGGCTTAAACCTCTTGGAAAACGCTACAGGCATCGGGCGCCCAGGTACCAGGAAAACGAAATCGCTTTTGGAACAGCAAGGGACAAAGGGGGACCAAACCAAATGAACCTTCATAAACTCATTTTGACGAACAACGCCTGCTACAAAGCAGGCAGAACCATGACCCCGCGGGGCATCATGGTGCATTCCACCGGCGTTAACAATCCCTATCTCAATCGGTACGTCGGCCCCGACGACGGTCTGTTGGGGAAAAGCTCATATAACAACCACTGGAATCAGGATAGGCCCGATGGCAGACAGGTCTGCGTCCACGGCTTCATCGGCAAGCTAGCGGACGGCACGATCGCCACCTATCAGACGCTACCGTGGAATCATCGGGGCTGGCATGCGGGAGGCGCAGCGAACAATACGCACATCAGCTTTGAAATCTGCGAGGACGGTCTGAACAACGCCTCGTATTTTGATGCCGCTTACAGGGAAGCCGTGGCGCTTTGCGTGTATCTCTGCCAGCAGTTTAACCTCACAGAAATGGATATCATCTGCCATTCAGAGGGGTATAAGCGAGGGATTGCCAGCAATCACCGCGATGTCATGCACTGGTTCCCCAAGCATGGCAAGACCATGGCTGCATTCCGTGCGGATGTGAAGCGCGGCTTAGAACCAGCTAAAAGCGCAGTACCTTCTGGTACGAAGACCCAGAAACAGGTTTTTAGGGTCCGGAAGCACTGGAGCGATGCCAAGACCCAAAAGGGGGCCTTCAAGGAGCTGGGCTATGCGAAGCGCTGCGCGAACGCAAATCCTGGCTACGCTGTTTTTGATAACGCCGGTACAAAGCTCTATACAGGGGTATCTGCTTCCAGTTATGACACCTATACGGTGAGAACGGGCGATTCGCTTTGGACGATCGCTGCAAAAATGCTGGGCAGCGGTGCTAAGTATCATGAGCTGAGGCAGCTGAATGGACTAACCTCGGATGTCATCTATGCCGGACAAAAACTGAAGATTCCTAAATGATTCAAAGGATCTGACGAAAAAACCATAGAGAGGAAATTATGAATAGAAACATTTTTATTAAAGACTCAATTCTGGCAGTATTCGCTGTGCTTGGCAGTGGGGTTGCCAAAGCCTTGGG